TCGTCGAGCTGAGCCTCGCCGGCTTCGATCTCGACTACCAGGCCATCAAGCTTGAGGCTCTCTGGCCTGAACAGGGTTCGGTAAATGTCTTGCAGCAGCTTGTCCTGGTTTGCCCGCCCGTTTGGCTGGCGCTCCACAAAAGCCACAATCTCTACCGTGCGCGTCTGGTTGGTTGCGGTTCGGGACTGGGTGGTTACTCTATCTCCGATATTCCGGACACCCATGCAGGGCAGCTTGGTGTGCTCATCAAAATACAGAGCCGGATCATCATCCATCACGGGCGCCGGCAAAGCGTGGAAGTAGCCGTTGTCGGGGCTGATCTCATTCAAGCGGGCGATTAACTCATCCACCACCTGAGTGGCTTTTGCTTTATCGGTCATTTCTTCAGCTCTTCATTGAAGTAATCAATCCAGCGTCTGGACAGGTCATCTTTCACCGCACTCAAATAGCGCCCATCAGCAATAGCTGCCTGGAAGTGAAGCTTGATACTGTGTCCCGCCGCATCTCTGATCCGATCTTCACCCGCCTTGCGATACCGGGTAAGAATCCGGCGCTTCTTGCCTTTGGGGTTAACGAAGCCCCACACCCGCATTAATTGGCCATCCTTTCTGATCCAGACACTGGCACGAGTGCCGGTGCTGTCCGTTGGCTTTACGGTTGTCTTCCAGTACTTGAATGGGATGCGCCGGCTAGTTGGGCGAAGCACCGCAACTTGCTTTTTGTTGGTGGCCCTGCGGACTTCGATCTGGCCACCCGCCTTAGCTCGCGAGATACCATCGGTTGAGATTTGGGTGGACAATTCCCGCTTACTATCTCTCGCCTGATCGTTAAGGGAACGTCGAGAAGCCCTGCGAATAGCGGCTGGCATTTGTTCTGCTTTCTCGACAAAGTTCACTAGCTCCCTGTTATCGAAATCAATCCGCGGACGAGCCATCAGCGAGTCACCATCACTGTGAGCGTTACACCATCATCACTCCCCTCCACCACTCCATCCACGGTGTAGGTGGTACCGCGCAGGGTGATGGTGTCGCCACGGCGGCCCCAGGGGTACGGCAGCTGGGGCTGAAACAATTCAATCTGGTGCCGGGGCTCACTCATGGGCCCCACATAGATGTTTTCCCTGGTGAGGAAAGCCAATACCGGCACATCAGTTACCTCACCGCTCTGCCGATAGGTCGCAGCATGTCCGATGATCCGGCGGCCAGAGATTGCCAGCTCACTACGGCTGCGGCCCGGTTCAACAGACTCAACGATGTACCAGTCATCACCACGCTGAATAAGCTGGCCGTGCGCGAGATTGGGGTGGTACCGCGCCTGAATGTAGGTGCTACCCACTGCCCGGATGCCAGTCTGCTCTCCCCTTGCAACCGAACGCGGCTCCTGAAACCCAGCCCAGAGCTTGCCGACAACAGGCCACGCTGGCTCCGGGTTCTCGGTTCTGGCCCCATACAAAGTGACGCGATCGCTCAACTTTCCGGCCTGCATATCACCCCACCCTATGGATCACGTAAGGCGCCAGCAGAAGCTCAACGCCCATGGGCAGATCAGTCGCAATCGTTCCGATCACGACCGCCTCCCGGTTTTCATACAAGTGGCCGATGATCAGCAGAGCGGCCGCCCGAACATCTGCCGGCAATTCGGTATAACCGATATCAGCAGTCACCTTCACCGACGCCCGCTGGGCTTTGCTTTCCGGCCATTCGTTAACCGGGTAAAGCTCCGGGTAAACACCCCGCACGTCCAGGGAAAGATCAGCCGCTGACAGGGTTTGCTCACCCCCCTGCGGGTCCAGATACACCAGTCCCTGAATGGCGCGAACGGGCGTCCACTGCAGTTCAATTCCGGCACCGCCAGCCGGCAGAGCATCGAGCACCATTTCCGCGCCACTCACCTGGTCAAAGGTTTGACCAGTGCGGTTCTCGATGTACCGGAAGGCAGCGGCAATCAAGGACGTAATCAAGCCATCCTCAGCGCCGTGTTCAATCCTGCAGTGGGCTTTCGCCTCTTCAACTGTGATCATTCGGGCAATTCCTCAGCCGGCCGAAGCCGGCATACCGTCAGGCTTTCGGCTCTGGTTCCTGGTCTGCTTTGGTTGCCGGCAACTTGGTGCCCTTAACGGCAACCTTGCCTTTTACCAGGCGCTCCGCTTCCTCAGCGCTGAAGCCCGCAATATCACCCCGGCTATAACGGCTCCAGGGCTTGGTAAAGGTGATCAACACCTTGTCATTCTTCGGTGCGTCTTCAGCTTTTTTGGTTTGCTCAGCCATGGCTGTTACTCCTGAAATTAAGAAAGTGAGTGGCGGCAGAACGCCGCCACGGGTTTACCAGGTAACGCCGGTACCCAGCACCAGCCCCTCCAGGTGGCGGAAGCCGATATCGTGCTCAGCCACCACACGAACCACGGACTGGTTGCGGGAGAACGCAGACACCAGATTGCCGCCGGCGTCCTTGTAGGTAGCCTCTCGGGAGAAGTCGACCTTCATGTTCTCCTGCTCACCGATCACTACGTCGTTCCAGTCTGCGAAGTAGATTTCAGACTCGTTGGTGCCGGTACCGAGGTTGTTCGGAATGGTGGTGGTGTGTTTGATCGGGTAACCCTTCAGCTGGCCTTGCGCCAGTTCCGGATAAACCTTGTTACCGTTGCCGTCGCGCAGGCCGAACAGCTTCATGTAGCTACGCGGAGACAGGGCCCAACCTGGCTGAATCAGCAGGCTGTCACTGTTCATCAGCTGAAGGATCATGCTGTCGAGGTAGGCATCAATGGTGGCCAGGTCAGCGGTACCAGACCAGGCAACGGTGCGGCCGGCATCGGTGGCGGTAGACTTGAAGCCCTTCGGCGTGTTGCTGGTGCCATCGTCCCGCAAGAACGCTTTATCCTCACGAACCGCCATGGCGTTGATCATGTCGTTCAGGACAATCTGCTCAATGCGGAATCCGGCCCGGCCGATCAGCTGGTTGGACATCGGCACCAGCGTGATCATCGTCTTCGCAGACAGATTCACATCGTCGGTGCTGCCTTCGCTGGCCAGGACATCGTTGCCCTCACCCACGTAGCCGGCAGTGGCACCGGAACTCATGCGAGGCATGGACAGGTTGCCGTTGGGCAGCGGAACGTTACGGGCGCCCAGCTGACGAACCACGGTGCGGGGCCGCAACAGCTCGATAACTTCATCGTGCATGTTGTCCGGTACCAGGGCGCCACCGGAGCCAGAGCCGGTTTCCATGGCCATGGCCACGTCCATATCACCGATCTCGGTGCGGGCGAACTTCACCGCATCCTGCAGGTTGCCGCCACCGGCCGCGATGGACATCACCATACGGGCGGCGCTGGCACCCGGGTACTGCTTCAGCTCCGGCTTGGTGTGGATAGCCGGGGCGCGGCCACCAGCACTCGGAGTAACCGGCTCAGCAGAAGCGGCCTGCATACACTCCACCTCTTCCGCTCGGTTCATCTTTTGGGTGAGCTGATCAAATTCCGCCTTCAGCGAGTCGAACTCTGTCAGCTGCTCTGCGGTGAGTTCACCAGACTCCTGCTCTGCCGCCGCCAGGGCCTGAACCTTCTGGTTCACCTCAGCGCGCTTGCGGCGGAGTTCTTCGATCATGGGCATAGGCATATCGCTTTCCTCATTTTTCCAGGTACAAAAAAGGCGGCCATCTGGCCGCCTGGTTAGCTGCTCCGCCGCGTGGCTAGAGCTGGCATTGGGTATTCAGGGCGTGGGCTTGTGCCGATATCCGGCGCCCACTGCCCTGCCCGGTTTGTCGGTAACTTGCCGCGATGGCATTCACCGCATCTTGCGCGGGCGCAATCTCGTCAATCAGTTTCAGGCTGAGCGCTTCCTTGGCGGAGAACACTCGAGCCTCTGTCGCAATCACGACCTCCACATCAAGGCCGCGATACTCCGCAACAGAACTGGTGAACATTTCATAGGCCGCATCCAGGCGCTTGCCGATTTCCTGAGCGGCCTGATCGGTGATGGGCTCATGGGGAGATGCATCGTTCTTGTGCCCACCCCGGTAGAAAGTATTGAAGGTGATGCCGGCCGCTTCCTCTGCCCGGCTCACATCGTAGGTTTCGATGATCACGCCAATGGAACCCACCATGGCTGTGGGGCTGGCCACGATCTTTGAGCAGGCCGACGCCAGGAAGTACCCCGCAGAACACGCCGCAAAGTTGATCAGTGCGGTGATGGGCTTTTCAGCTGAGACCATGCGGATATAGTCCGCGGCCTCTTTGCAGCCCAGAGCAGAACCGCCCCCGGTGTGGAAATCCAACACTATCTCTGCCACCTGGTCATTCCGGCGGGCCGCTTCAATCTGGCCCCGGAGCAATTCGTAAGAGACCAGCTCCTCACAGCTTTCGGTGATCTCACCCCGGCGCGGTACCAGAATGCCGTGCACCGGGATAACGGCCAGCTGGGCGGAAGTTTGCTCTGTCTGTGCCACCCTCTGCTCATCGTCAACCAACGCCGCCGGCGCGAGGCGATCAACAGATTCAATATCTTTACCGAGCAAGCGCGGCTCCAGCACTGACTTAACAGCCGTCACCAGAGCGGGCGTGGCAAACAGCGGCACACCGAACACCATGGAAGCGACGTGCGGATAATTGATCATGCGCGACATAGGATGTCCTCAATCTCTTTCATTTGGTCAGGAGTGGCGTTCAGCGCTTTAGCAGAATTGCCCGGCTCAGCCATGTTCAACGGAGCGAGATAGCGATCACCGCCAGTGATCGGCGGCATGTTTTCAAGCCGGCGCACATCGTTGGCAGAAAGCCAGCCCCAGTTCCGGCCGATCGCGTAGGCTTCATAGCGGGACTTCTGATCACCGCGAAGCAACCCGCTAACGTTGAATTCGATGTAGAGATCAGACCGCTCGGAAGGCAGCAGCAGATCCCGCATCATGGCGCCCTCATGGCGCTTGATCCACGGCAGCAGCGTGTAGATCACAAACTGCAGGCCCATGTGTTCAATGTTGTTGAACGTGGCCCGGTCCATCATCTGGATCATGTGCGGCGGCACTTTATACAGCTGGCACACGGTCACCGAGGAATGTTTACGGCTTTCCAGCAGCTGGGCCTTTTCGTTGTCCATGGCCAGCTGCTTATAGGTCATGCCCTCCTGGAGCATGGCAACGCTGAACATGTTCCGAATACCGCTATGGCGTTCCGCGAACTTGCTCAGCAATCGATCCAGCTTTGCCTGGTCAGTAATCGGCGCAGCCTCACGCGGCCGCTCAATCACACCAGACATGGTGGTACCACGGGAGAACACCGCTGAGGCGTGTTCCTCTGTCGCGATCGCCAGGCCAATGGCGTCTGCGTTGGTCTCAATGGGCGAAACACCAACGTAGCCATCAAGGGAAAAGCCCTTGATGTGATGCACCATGCGCGAAGGCAGAATCTCGTTCTGGTCAATCAAGTGGTAATAAGGCATACCATCGTTGCCCTTCAGCACTCGCACCTTGGCATTGCTGACGGGAATCAGCTCTCGCACGTAGCCCGCGCCATCCCGATCGATCAGGGCAATATGGTTACCATCCAGGCCCAGCGCGCCCTGGGCTTGCTCGTAATATTCAAAGGCCGTGTCTTTGCGGTTTGGCTGAGAATGGATCACGTCGTACAGCGGGTGATCGGTGGCCCGCTCCCGGTTGCCATCCCCAGTTCGGCGGTATAGCTCGCACGGCAGCTGGGCCACAGATTCCGCCAGCAGCGTTACACAGCCACGTAAGGCGGTAAGCGCCAGCGCCGTGTCCTTGTTAACCATGGCTCCGGAAGCACTGCGGGAAGACATGGAGCTAACCCAGTTGCTCCAATCGCTGCCGGTATTTCGACTGCCAGAAGCCGCGGACTGAAAGAAGCTGGAAAGAAACATCAGCCTTCACCCCTCGGTTTCTGCGACGCCTGGAACTCCCGCAGAGCCAAAGCACGGGCGCTCATGAACGACCACATCAGGCAGAGCAGCCCCCCAACGATGTAGCCTGCCGGCGGGAACACCAGCCAGGCACCAAAGGCCACCAGCAAAGCGCCTACCAGCCCGATCAGGAAAGTGATAATGGTCATCAGCATGTCACGTCCGAAGTGTCGTAAATGGATGGCTGCACCGGGTCGCCCTCAGAGCGAATGGCACGCCCCAAGGCCATGATCAGCGCCACAACCCCGTCGATCTTGTTTTCAGGAA